CCTGGCGCCAAACTGAAGATGTTGACATTCCTCAGACCATATGCTACCGAAGAACATATGCAAATATATGAACAGCCAAAACCAGGACATACATATATTGCTATTGTAGATTGTGCTGAAGGTGTTTCACTGGACTACTCAGTGGTATCCGTTGTAGACGTTACAGAGATTCCATATCGCCATGTGGCTAAGTTTAGAGACAACAAACTGTCACCACTAATCTTTCCAACGTTTGTGTACAACATAGCAAACAGATACAATCGTGCATGGGTGTTGGTAGAAACCAACTCCGTTGGTCAACAAGTTGTGGATATTCTTCACTATGACTTAGAATATGAAAACATTTTCCGTATTGAAAGCCATGATGTTAAGGGTCAACATATTTCATCTGGCTTTAAGAAGGGTGCCGCATATGGTGTNCGTACATCCAAGACTGTTAAGAAGATTGGTTGTGCCAACTTAAAGACATTGATTGAGACCGATAAGTTNATTACTAACGATTTCGACACAATTGCGGAACTAAATACATTCGTAAGAGATAAAGATTCTTATGCGGCTGAAGAAGGTAACAATGATGATATTGTTATGACTTTGGTACTTTTTTCTTGGCTAACTGCACAAAGTTACTTCAAGGAAATTACAAATTCAGATGTTCGCCAGCGCCTGCTGGATGAAAGAAATCTCCAAATGGACGAAGAAATGTTGCCTGTAGGAGAATTGGATGATGGATTGGCAGAAGAAAAAGAATTTGATGGAAAAGACCTGTGGACCTCAGTGAGAGCCAGAGGTTATATGCCCTCAACTTTATAAAATCATAAATACAATACATGAGATAAGTTCTATAAAAATAATAAGGAGAACATAATATGGCTTTTCAATTATCACCTGGAGTAAACATCTCCGAGGTAGATTTGACAACAGTTGTTCCCTCTGTTGCAACTACTGTTGGTGGCATCGCCGGCAATTTTGCATGGGGTCCTGTTGAAGAAATCACAATCATCAACAACGAAATTCAACTAGCAGATAAGTTTGGCAAACCTGACGCAAACACATACGAAACATACTTTTCAGCCGCCAACTTTTTGGCATATGGCAGCGATTTGCGTGTTGTTCGTGTTGTTGGCACAGGCGCTTTAAACGCAGTATCGTCAGGTTCTGCAAGACTGATTAAAAACAGAGATGATTATGAACAAAATTACAGTTCTAACAGTGCTATTGCATTTACTGCAAAATACGCTGGTAGTTTAGGTAATAGCATTAGAGTTTCTATGGCAGATGCTAACACATACGCCACATGGTCATATGCTTCCAACTTTGACTCTACACCAGCAACTTCAACATTCGCACGTGATGCTTCTTCTTCTAACGATGAAGTTCACATTGTTGTTACTGATGCAACTGGTGTAATTTCAGGTACTGTTGGTACAATTTTGGAAAAATTTGGTTATCTTTCTAAAGCAAGTGACGCTAAGAATCCAGATGGTTCAAGCAACTACTACAAAGACGTAATCAATGCACGTTCTAAGTACTTGTGGTCTACAGGTCATTTGGCTGCTAATTGGGGTTCTGCGGCTAGTGCTGGTATTGCATATACAGTAATGGCTGCTAATACTACTGTTACTTTAAGTGGCGGTTATGTGGCAGCAGTTACGGGAGCAAATATTAATACAGGCTTCGACCTATTTGCTAATCCAGATTCAGTTGATGTATCTCTTCTGATTTCTGGCGCAACAGATTCTGCTACAGTTCCTAACTACTTAATTTCTATTGCAGAAACTCGCAAAGATTGTTTGGTATTCATTTCTCCTTCTAAGGCCAGCGTGGTAGACAATTATGGTTCTGAAGCAACTTCTGTTGCAACAAACGCAGGAACATTTACTAAGTCTTCATATGCAGTTATGGATTCAGGATGGAAATATCAATACGACAAATACAATGACGTTTATCGTTGGGTTCCATTGAACGGTGATATTGCTGGTCTATGTGTACGTACAGACGTTGAGCGTGACCCATGGTTCTCTCCTGCTGGTCTACAACGTGGTGTTATTAAGAACGTTATCAAACTTTCTTGGAACCCAACTAAGGCTGACCGTGATACTATCTACAAAGCAGGCGTTAATCCAGTTGTTACATTCCCTGGCGAAGGTACAATCTTGTATGGCGATAAGACATTGTTGAATCGTCCAAGTGCATTCGATAGAATTAACGTTCGCCGTTTGTTCATCATCTTGGAAAAATCAATTGCTAAAGCAGCCCGCACATCAATGTTTGAATTCAACGATGAATTTACCCGTGCCGCTTTTGTCAACTTGGTTGAACCATACTTGCGTGATGTACAAGGTCGCCGTGGTATCTATGACTTCCGTGTTATTTGTGACAACACTAATAATACATCCGAAGTTATTGACCAGAACCAATTCATCGGTGATATTTACATCAAACCTGCTCGTTCCATTAACTTTATCCAATTGAACTTCGTTGCTGTACGCACCGGTGTTTCTTTTGAAGAAGTTGTTGGTAGAGTTTAATAAATAGAGAGATAGGAGAAACTTAAATGGCTTTTAACATTAATGAATTCCGCTCTCAAATGCAGGGAGACGGTGCCCGCCCGAACTTATTCGAGGTGACGCTACCTTTCCCAGCATTCGCTCTGCCTGGAACTGCACAAACAAAACTTACATTCATGTGTAAGACTGCACAGTTGCCAGGTTCTACAGTTAACACAGTTCCAGTTCAATACTTCGGTCGTGAATTGAAATTTGCTGGCAATAGAACCTTTCAAGACTGGTCAATCACAATCATCAATGATGAAGACTTTGTTGTTCGTAATGCATTTGAACGTTGGATGAATGGTATGAATAGTCATGCTACTAACGTTCGTAATCCTGCCGCATCAACACCATCTGGTTATACAGTGGATGGTGAGGTAAGACAATACGGTAAAGGTGGTAACACCTTGAAGAAGTATAAGTTTATTGGTTTATTCCCAACAGACTTATCTACTATTGACGTAGACTGGGGTTCTAACGATACTATCGAAGAATTTACAGTTAACTTGTCTTATCAATGGTGGGAATCCGCTGACGACTTGGTGGCTTAATTTGATGGAGGGACTTCGGTCCNTCCTCTTATACATAATGAATAAGGAAACTAAAAAGTGGCTATAAAACTATTCGGCTTTACACTGGGTGAAAAAGATATCATCCAAAAAGAGGACCCTAAATCGGCCTCATTTGCGCTTCCAACACAGGCGTTGGATGATGGCGCAGTTACAATTACACAGAATGCCCACTTCGGCACATATGTAGACTTAGAAGGTTCAGTTCGAAATGAACTGGAACTAATTACTCGTTATCGTGAAATGTCCAATCACCCTGAGTGTGATATGGCAATCACTGAGATTGTTGACGAAGCAATCACACACGATGATGATGGTAGAGTTGTTGATATTATTNTNGANAAATTAAAACAGCCAGAATCTATCAAGAAAAAAATCAGAGAAGAGTTTGACACANTATTGAAGNTGTTGAATTTCTCTAACATGGCTGACGACTTGTTTAAGCGTTGGTACATTGATGGTAGAATTTACTACCATGTTATTGTTAATGAACAAAACCCTAAAGAGGGTATCAAAGAATTACGCTATATTGATCCACGTAAAATTCGTAAAGTACGTGAGATTCAAAAAGGCAGAGATGCTAAGACTGGCGCAGACATTGTTAAGTCTATGGCTGAATACTACATCTTTAATGATCGTGGTATTTCAACACAAGGTTATTCAGCATCCACAAACAGTGGTCTAAGAATTGCACCAGATTCCATCATCAACGTTAACTCTGGCATGATGGATGCTAAAAATACATTCGTTATCTCATACCTGCACAAAGCAATTAAGTCACTGAACCAATTGCGTATGATTGAAGATGCGATTGTTATTTACCGAATTTCGAGAGCGCCTGAGCGCCGTGTGTTCTATATTGACGTTGGTAACTTACCAAAAGGTAAAGCTGAACAATACCTACGTGACGTTATGGTTAAGTATCGTAACAAAATGGTTTACGATGCATCAACTGGTGAACTCCGTGATGACCGTAAACACATGTCCATGTTAGAAGACTTCTGGTTGCCTCGCCGCGAAGGTGGTAAAGGCACAGAGATTACTACATTGGCTGCTGGACAAAACTTGGGGCAACTTGAAGACGTTACATACTTCCAAAAGAAATTGCTCCAATCATTGAATGTACCATATTCACGTTTAGAGCCACAAGGTGGTGGTATGGTTGGACTTGGTAGAAGTACCGAAGTTACACGTGATGAATTAAAGTTTATGAAGTTTATTAATAAACTCCGTAATAAGTTCACACAAATCTTTGACCATGCTTTGAAGACACAGTTGGCACTTAAAGGGATTTGTTCCCAAGAAGAGTGGGATGATTTCAGAGAAAACATTTATTACGACTTCAGAAAAGATAATAACTTTACTGAATTGCGTGATGCCGAGTTGCTACAGCAACGAATTCAAATGCTAGGACAGATTGATCCATATGTGGGACGATACTATTCACAAGAGTGGGTAAGAAAGAATGTCTTACAATTGTCCGATGACCAGATTAATGA